GTCGGCAGGCGGCACAGCAGGGTCAAACCCTCGCCGCTGCTCGGCTTCCTCTCTTGAAACAAAAGACCACCCGACCTCTTGCACGTAGGCAAGAATGCGGGCCTGGACGGTTTTGTGTTCGGAGGGTGTGGGCATGAGCTATTTTCCCTTAATGAGCTTGTGTTCTCCACAATTGGCCAAAAGATTTTCTAAACCGGTGACGAAATCCCTGGCTTGGTCAAACGTGACCTCCAATCTTCCTGGATTGTTGTGACTCAAAAAATTGATGAGATCGCCTTGGCCCAATACACGTGCAATATCAATGTTGATAGCTTTTTCTTTACTGGGGTCAGCTTTGATCAAAAGCTCTCGCAGTTTGTCGGTAATACCTGCAAAAACAAAATCTCCAGCGGTGTATTTCCCGTCTGCATTGAATCGAACTTTCAATTCAATTTTTGCTGCCGTGCGGACAAGAAAATCTTCAAGAACAACCCTAAATGGTCCGCCAAGGTTCCGATATTTGTCCTCAGTAAGATTTTCTTTTATGAAATCCCAAGAATTATCGGTTACCGAGAGAACTGGGCCCGAATCGACTGTCCAGCCGTTGATCTGGATATATTGCCATTGACTCTGCAATCCCATTGCTCGGGCACTTGATTGTAGGAGCTCATTCCAGTGATCGTCGTGAGTAGTCAAAATGATCTGAAAGTCATTGAACTCTGAAAATAAGAGCTCGCCAACTCGCCGCCGATGTTCCTTGTCGATACTGGTTAGGACATCGTCAAGGACGAGAAGAGATCCTGGAGGATTAAAAATGCGGACTGCCGCAAGAAACAGGCAAAGACCAAGCGAATCCAAATGACCTTCACTAAAATAAGCCCGAGGATCTTTATCATTCGCAAGGCCTAAAAACTGAATCGCAAGACGTAAGCCACCAGTTGCCGACCGAGATGTGGGCTTCAATTCCAGAGCCGTGCATTCGGATATCTCGTCACTATCTTCAAAATCGTGAAGACGCTTATAGTACTCCAGAACCGTTCCTGAAATATGGGCGAATACTTGTTGAATTGCTTGCTCTCTGGATGTTGAGAAGCAAACCTTGGCAACGGTAGTTCGGCGGCTAATCTCTTGTGATTCAGCAAATGTCTGTTTAGCGATCTCAATATCGTTCCAAGAAACGACGGCTCGCTCCAGTAAGGCTATTGCTGCCTCCAACTTCGTCGAATCTGGGGGAGTCAGCGCCGTTTTTTGCATTTTGAATGCGATCACAAGTGCAGCTCGTGTCTCTGTAACAGTAACCAGACCTTCTGGAACGGTCAAATCTTTCCTAAAGTCCTCCTGATTTGCACGGCTTAATAATCGACTCAATCGTAGTGCAGCCGCTTGGGCATTCCTTAGGCATGATTTCGAAGCTGTGTCGAACAATTCTGAATGCTTGAGATCATTTTTGATCTGCTCTGAAACATTGGATGCGTATCGCTTGAGGCGATCAAGTGCAGCCGTTCTCTTGGTTGTCGCATTATGTAATTCTTGCAAGGCATCGCTGCGCTCCTTAAGTCGAACCAGCAGTGCGCTAAGAGGCTGCTCGAATTCCGTTTCACACAACGGACAATGAGTCTCGTCGCTGTGAGCGGCGAGATATGTACTGCCTTCATTGATTATTTTGCTGCGCAGTGCATCCACCGAAAAAGCAGTGATCTCTTCGAGCTTTACTCTGAGATCGTTGAATGCTCTTACGTCAGTTGTATCTATAATAACCAGTGGAGTTTCCAAACTGACTAGTGCGCGGGTTATCTCATCGATTTTCTCTCTATTTGCTTGAGGTCTTTTGGCTTTGAGTAAGGACAGCCGCGATTCTAAGTCATCCCAATTCAAGGGCTTTTTCAAATCAAATGCTTCAACACTCGTGGAGATGTGAGCAAAAACCTGATCAAGATTGGCGGGTTCAAAACCGCTTGAGGGATCATTAAAAACTGCGAGTTTTCTCTGATAATTGATCTTGGCTCTCTCAGTCGTTGCGCTCGCTTGCCGTTCAGCATCAACGAGACGCCTCTGTAGTTGATCCAACTTCGTAATGCCGAGAAGCTGGACAAATTTTTGGTATCTATCCGCATCCTGAACTCGAACGAAGTCCAAAATCTTTTCACGACGAAGAATAAACCCATCAACTATTAGATGCTGAGCAAAGAAATCTTTGACTGACTGCTGATCGGTAAAATCAGGCGTGTCAGAGGAGAGCTTACGGGAGATTGTGCCGTTAGAAGGGCTGAGAGCAAAAACCACCTTTGGTTCTCCACCCGTTTTCACATTTTTGACGGCATCGTCGTGAGAAATACTACCTGTACCAGCACCTTTAAAACGGGTGACCTGTTATAACGCGATAAATAGTTTCAGAAATTTAGACAAGTGGTTTAGGAAATTCAACGGCATCAGTAACGAAAAATTATGGCGTATTTTTGGATGGGTTAAACAGGCGTTTAACTTTGAGTCAATACTGATTAACTGAACGAGTAAAACCTGTCAATTTTCTTGATCGTCACTATAAAAGGGATCTCTGCTGCATATAGCTCAATCTGACTAATCAACACATCGGAACCAGTAAAAACCACCCTGTGAACTCCATTCAATTCAATCTGTAATGTCAAGCAATTACCGGATTTATTTTTCTCATACTTACTCTGTGCGACTTTATACCCAATAATAATCAGCTCAACATTTAGAACATCGTCAATCCTGATTTTATCGCCATCAAGAATTGACGATGGAGCAGCAAAATCACTAAACCGCTTCACCGTTAAGCGCTAAATCTACAATTGATTTACACGTATCAACAAAAGATAGATAAGCCTGCTTTTCAGCGCAATCCGGCAGTGCCGATTTCCCGATCTGAGCAGAAAAAGAGTATCTCTGGCAAATGAGTGCATCAATGATCGTGTTACGGTCTTTCCGGACAACATTAACATACTCATACTCATAATGCTCTGGCTTACCTGACATCACCTCTGAAAAATTAACAGCAGGAATTACAGTGATATTATATCGGAACTGCCATCCATCATTATGCAAAACAAACACGCTTGGCCTCAAATCGCTCTCACCAATCATAACATCACCCTATATTTTTGAGTTAAATTATAGGTGTCTGCCCATACAAACCACCCGTTATATGCCGTAAGGCATTTATACTCCCCATTTCTGTACTTTTTCTTGAACCGCTGAACAATCGACTTTCGTAGCAGCGTGTACCCATGAAAAAACCTATACCCAAGAAAATCAATCCCCCGAACATCAACAGGAAACACTTGCCAATTTCTTTTCAAGTCTATCTTTAACCGATCATTCAAATACCGTTCAATCTCAATTCTCCACTGGTGCAGCTCGTCTTTATTTCTCCCGAGGAGCACCATATCATCGCAATAGCGAAAATAATACCTTACCCCAAGAAACTCTTTCACCCAATGGTCAAACCCGGACAAGTACACATTTGCAAAATATTGACTTGAATAATTCCCAATCGGGACACCTGGAGCACTATCAATAATCAAATCAAGCAGCCAAAGAACATCCTCATCCTTGATCTTCAGGCGCAACAAAGATTTTAAAACATCGTGATCAATCGAGTGATAAAACTTCCTTACATCAAGCTTCAAGCAATACTTGGTATTTTCGCTATCAACAAAAGCCCTCCGAACACGCAGAACACCATCATGGATCCCCCTGCCAGGCAAAGAGGCATAAGTATCCCTGATAAACCCGGCCATCCATATTGGTTCGAGGACATTAATAACACAATTATGGATAATCCTGTCCGGGAAATAGGGCAACTTCCAAATCTCACGTTCTTTTGTTCCATCATTTTTCATCATAACCTTATAAGGAGAGTTTTTAAAGCTTTTTGTAACAAGCCTCTCCCGTATCTCTGTAAAGAATTTTAACTCATCACCATCAACCATCACAACCTCGGAATAATGGCTTTTTCCACACCTTGCCCTTTTATGTGCCAGAGCAATATTTTCCAAAGAACAAATTCGTTCCCAAAGATTTCCGTACCGCTTCATCGTTGACCCTTAAGCTTTCGTTTGACCTACCAGCATAATTTTGTAATGGTCATTTATATTTTTTGCCAAGAGGCAAGGATCTTTTGTGCAAGAACAAAAATGAAGCAGAGCTGACCGCTGATATTCGCATTCGTATTCGATGCTGCGTTATTCGCATTCCAGTAGAACGGCCCCGCATTCGTACCGTTATTCGCATTACTGCCCACCAAAAACACCTGCAAGCCAACCAACAACACAAAACATCCCAAAGAACAAATTTTTTGCGTGCGTGCTACGCGCTGCGCTTGAAGCAGAGCCGACCGCCGATACCCGCATGCGTATCCGAAGCTGCGTCACACGCATACCAGTAGAACGGCCCCGCATACGTACCGTAATCCGCAGCACCGCCCACCAATAACACCCGCAAGCCAACGTCATAATTGTAGTAATCCATCATCTTTGTCGATGATGATCCTGTAACGTCTGAAGGAAACATAATTCCAAAGCCGCTCTTCGGAACACCTGCCCAACCTGATAGCGTCGGAAGAGTGATTTTACCCTTATCCGCATCAAGCAGCCGAGTCCATCCTGTCACCGCATTGTAGTCTGATGATCCAGGCGACATTGGCTTATAATACACCGCCCCATCCGAAACAAGGGAACTGACCCTTTCCCAGACATTACCCCAGGTGTTCTCAACTCCCAATACCTGACAGTAATCGGTCAAGTATCCACCAGACCCGCCAGTTTGCACCGCTGAAGCGTATCCGCTTGTTGCATCACCAAGTCCACAGCGACCGATAAAAGAATCCTCGACCCAAGAACCACCCGTTAGATTTGTTCTGCCAGCTCCAACAATTCCAGGGATGTTAAAGCTTGCATACCCCACAAGCATCAATATTCGCTCCCATGATGTGATCAAAAGATCGCGCAGCATCCAACCATTGCCACGAGCGACAGCAAGAGCATCGGTCTGTTGTGTTGTTAACGACGCATGCCCCCAAGCCCCGGTTCTGGTTGTTACCGGATAAACCGGTGATGTGCCATCAACCGGGCTTTTTGCGATACTGCAAAGCTTTGATGCGTAGATGCTCCCTTCATACGCACCAAGATACACTGCCGTATAACCCTCAAAGACAGTATGCAAGGTGAATCCTGGCAAAGGAAGATGCGAAATACAGAAATAAATATAATTACCCCATACCCCCGAACTATAATAGCCTGGCAAATACTCAACCATAATCTGTCCGTTTGCGCCACTCAATGATACGGTTGATCCATCCTCATGAGTCGTCTTTGACGTCCATGAAATACCTTTATAAACTGCCCCTGAATCAGTAAGCACCACCCGCCGCAACCGGGTAAGGATTGGAGACGTTGTCATTGGCAATAGAGTCCCTACAGCAGTTCCCACCGCCTTGCCAAGCCGGACGAAGGTATCTGTTACGGTATTGTAAGCAAACCCGATATACTGATCATTAACATCATAAGCGGTTATAACTCCCAACTCCGTAGCTATTTTGGGATCAGCCGCAGCCATCAACCTTACTTTATCTAACAACGCCCCCGCATACGCAACATCCGTAACACTTGCCGTACTCATATCAATCGCCTCAACCCTCTGCAACGCCCACTTGATAAACAACGAACTCAAATCACCATAAGACTGTGCCATAATCGCTATAAATTAAATTCCAAGAATTGCCAGAGCCGCTATCAACTGTATATATTTCGCGTTACTTGCTGCCGCAGTTACCTGCGTTGCGGCTGCTGCGGCAGCAGCAAGAGCAGAATTAACCGAGACCTCAGCAGCTTTCGTTGTAACCGTCACCGTATTCGCTAAAACCGAAGACGCATTTGCAACAACCTCAGCAGCTTTCACTGACGCAGTCGTTGCCATGGCCTCACAAATAAGCGTTTTTGCATTAATATTATCTTCAGCCGCAGCAAACTGAGGTACCGCTTGCTCCATTGCAGAAGCAAAATTATCAGCCTGAACATTAAACGCTTCTGACCCAAGGCTCCGGTTAATCGGAGTAAACACCACAGTAATATTACTCATAAGAAACTTTTCACCGTCAAACTATACGTTGTATACGACACCCCTGGAATCACAACATCGAGCTCCGACACCCAGCCATACGTCGACATAAATACAAAATCAGGATGCGTGCTCGGCACCCAAACACAAAGCGTTCCAATCAACTCACGCATCGTCTGGCGGAAACTCTCAATCCTGAAATTCTCAATAATCAACAAAACATTCAGCTTATCCGAGTTTCCGCGAGGCACATACTCCCTCAGATCACCAAAAACCGAGTCCGTTGATATCGTACTATAATCAACAAATCCCCATCCCGACCCCTTCCGAGCCTTCCCGATATACCGCACAGTCCCCGCCTGAAAATTACCACAAGCCACCGAAGCCCCCGTTATCGTTACTGTAATCTTCGGATTATAATAAGGAGGCAGATCCGGAATAAGCACCGTCGCCTTTTGCACCGACGGCTCAAACAACCACTCCCACCAGCTCGAAATAATAGTGCCATCCAACGAAAAACTCTTATTGTAAACAACAGAGCCATTCGACTCAACCACCACCGACACCGATGTGCCAACAACCCGCAACAACGATAACGCCGTAACAAACCCGGTAAACTGCAACACCGTGGTCATCGACCCCGACGCGAGCGTCTGAGAACTCACCTTATCATCAAACTGCTTCCACCGGTTCACATACCCACAATCAAGCCACCGTGCGCCAGTGCCCGTCGTAGAATTTTCAGGCAGAGTTGCATCAACACCCGCAATTATCGACTCATAAATCCTGTGGTTTGGCCGTCTCACCCTACCACCAACCACGTATGACGCTTCCGCAACCCACAACGCACAATCAGTTTCCTGTACCGTGCAGCTCACCAGCACGCTATCCGTAATCGGTATCGGCTTCACCACAATCATCCCGTTACTCCCGCAAAATTATTTGCAAGATCAACCGCATTTGCCGTAGCTCTCGTATTGATGATGATTCGGCTGTTCCCGATCAATTGATCCTTGCGAAAATCAGCAATTTCTCGTTTCACCTCGGCAAGCGCCTCCAACAACGCCCCAACATCAAATATTGCCCGCGTATCACGGTTACTGATAATCCGTGACGGCCCAGTTACCTCAAGTTCCGGCCCAGATTCACCAACCAGCCGCGCGCCACCTGCGTGGTATCCGCCAGAAGCAAATCCGGGTAAAGAGTAGTTATCATCCATAACCGGAATGTTTATCCTGGCTCGACTCCGTATATCCGACAGAGTTGAATATAATTCCGCAGCGCGACCATCCTCAACAGTGCTGTATAACTTGCCCGTAGCACTTGATCTATACCCTGAAAAACTCGCACCTCTACCACCACTGAATGCAGCAGAAAACGTTACACTTTTTAACGCATTACCATACTCATTCCTCAACGCCGCAATTCGTGACGCAGAATCTGCTGCAGCTTGAGCCGCAACTTGCTGTTGTGTTGCCGCCGTGGCCGCCTCTGTTGCCTGTGTTGCCGCCGTCGTATCGATTGCCGCAATCGCCGCCGCAAGCGACGCAACCGAACGATTCACCATCACCACACTTGCATTCACATCATAAATACCAGCAATCTGCTTAAGAGCAGCGTCGTATGTCGCCTGATTCAACTCAATCGTAGACATCACGTTTTCAACACTACCCACACCAGTTTTAACAGCCCCAATCCCACCAATCAACATCGCAAAACCAGACACCTGCGCCTGCAAAGCCGCCTGAGCCTCCGCAGTTTGATCAGCCAGCGACTGATTCGTCACCATCGCACTCAGTCCGATACCGCTCAACCCATCAATCTGAGCCTTAGCCGCAGCAACATACTGATCATAAGCAGTGACCGAATTATCATAAGACCGGTCAAGAGTGCTTGATATCTTCTCAAGCCAAGTAACCTGCTGCTCCGCCGTCGTCAACTGCGTACCAGCCACATCATTCAGCGACGAAATATCCGCCGTCGTCCGATACAGATCACGAGCATAATCAAGAGCACTGCCATACATACTTTGCGCCGGTTTCGAGACCACTCCCAGCGAATCCGTCAACCTGCCATCAAGCGGCAACTGACCAGTCGACCGAGCCAACAGTGCAGCTACAGCAATATCAGCCTGCGCCGACTGACGCGACTGCATCGTTACCGAATCCGAATTGAAAGCCGACAACGTCGCCGACAAACTCGACCGAAACGTCGTTATCTTGCTTACCGTGTCCGAATAAGCCGACTTCTGAAGATCAACAATACTCTTTGCATTATCATACTGCTGCTGCAACAACGTCTTGAAACTCGACGTAGAAGCCGTAAACGTACCCAAAGCATCCGACAGCGCATTAGAAGCCGCCGTCGCCTTATACCCAGCAATACCCTGCGCCGTCAACGACTCAGCAAACGCCGTCATCGTCGGAGTAAGCTGCACCATCGCCGAATTAATCACCCCGAAACTATCAACCGTACTCTTGCCCGCAACCATATTCTCCACCAACGAAGCATAGAGCGGCTGCAAAATCGGTGTAACCACCGACTGCATAAACGTAGAAATCTGCATCTGCCGAACAGAGGTCGCAAGACCCTCCATAACCTTGTCCGCCATTGCCTTTCCGGCAGATTCAGCAGAGGTCGAAGTAACAACACTCTCAAACGTTCTCGTCAACGAATCAACAGAGAGACCAGTCAACGCAACCGTCAACTCCGCCATTCTTGCCTTCTCAGCATCCGCAAGCATCCCTGACGTAGCCGCAAGCTTTTGATACTTCCAGTTGATATCGTCAACCGTAGTTGCAATCGCTGGAGAAGCAAACGACTTGATCGCAGAATCAATCTGATTCAGCGCATCGAGATAGGTCAACAGCCCCTGATTATACCCATTTTCCTTGGTGTAAAACAACCCAAAATCCCGCACACCAGTACCAAGATACTTGTCCACACCAAGACCTTGAGCGCTTCCCATTCTTGCCTGAGAGACACCAGCCTCAGTATATCCATTGCGCGCCATAATCTGTTGCGCCACACTATTCCCGGAATCAGCAAGTTTTGCCAAAGCCGAAGCGCTTTTACCTGCCATATCTTTTGCTGTGGCAGAACCATCATCACCACCGCCAAACAAAGACCCGATGAGCCCTATAGCACCACCAATCACTGCCCCAACAATGCCTGATCCACCGAAGACTGAAGCCAAGGACGCGCCACCCAAAGCTCCGGACGAACCAGAAGAGATTGCGTTACCAACTCCACCACCAATACTCTGACCGAGTCCGTTGGCAATCTGCAACGCACCAGTAAGCTCATTACTGAGACCCTTAATCGTCTCTTTACTATGATCAGCCATCGTCTTAAGACCACTCTCAATGCCCGATATTCCCTTAAGAGATGATCTTGTCATTACAGCATAAGCGTCACCGACCATCATTGCCGCCTGAGCCCACTCTTCACCGACAGCCTTTTGCTTCGCAAGAGATGCTGTTGCCGCATCAATTGCGCCCTTCTCATTTTCTTTCGCCGCGATAAACTCTAAACTGCCATCAGCACCTTGCGCAACAACAACAGCTTCGTGTGCTACCTTAAGCTTATCAAGAGCCGATGCAACAGGAAGTGTGTTATCCGTATACGTCCCAAGCAACTTCGATACCGTAATAGTTTGCCGCTCCTCTTCTTTCAAGGCTGTTGAGTACTCTTTTTTCTTTGTTTTTACCAGCTCATCCGCCGTTGCCGCTGCTTTTAGAGCGGCAGTTTGATCCCATACAACGCGCTGATAATCAGCCCCACCTTTAGATGCTTCATGATATGCTGCAATAAGAGCGCCCGTTGTCCCTGCCGCCACCATCTCAGCCTGACCAAGCGACAGCGTAGACATCTCTTGCTTGTCCAGATAATCCGTAATATTCTTTACTGAGGTCTGGTATGCGTTCCACTCTGTGGTATAGTCCGCCGCGCCACCAGCTTTCTCCGCGGCCTTATTTCCTCTCTCACGATCCTTTGCTATCTGTTTCTCAATCTCAGACTTTTTTCCCAAAACCTCAAAATTCGCTTGATTTGCTGCAAGTAATTTTAATGATTCGTCCTTAGTCTTTCCCATATAAGTAGTAAGCATCCGAAGATTCTCATCATCTCCCAAGGATAGTTTCCCTGCCGCGATTTTCTGCGCAGCAACACGCTCAAGATTCTCTAGAGTATTCTCTGCTGCTGCAACTGCCTCGTGACTTTTATTAACATCTTCTCCCGAATCCCACGGCGCCGGAAAATAATTTGCAGCAGCCTTTTTCTTCTTGATAAGATCATCAGCAGAGATAACCCCTTGGAGGTATTTTTGTTTTTCTACCAGCATGTCGAACTCTGCCTGAAGTTTTTTAACCCCCTCAAGCCCTGATATTTTTATAGCAAGATCAAAGTCTTTATACTGGTGAATACCTTCAAGCTTACCTTTAAGTGCATCAATCTTCTCTCCCCCCGCACTAATCGCCGACACCAGCTTGTCGCCAAACGCGATCGCCAGCGACGTCACAACCGGAATCCCGACCATCATCAACCCCATGGGGCCAGTGAGTTCCTTCAGCACACTCTTCACAGCATCGCCCGTGCCACCTGCCGACTCTTTCGCCCGATTGAAACTCTCAACCAGCGGCATAATGTTGTTGCCGATACCCTGAATTCCATAAGGCATATCAGAGACAATCCGCCCCATATCAGTCAGTACCTGATTGCTCCGGCCAAACCCGGCGTTTATCGACGTATGCAGCTTGTCCGTTGCCGCCTGCGCCTTGACCGCATCAGCAGCAACATCCTTGAGCCCACCGGCAGCATTAATCCTTGAGAGCTTTTCCGCCAGCGTTTCCGCCGCCTGCCCCATCCCGGCAATCTCTTGCCCGGCCTGCTTTACTCCGGAGAGATCAGGGCTCGCCGACTCAATGGCAACCCGAAGTTTTATGTCAGACGATGATACAGCCATTACTCCCTCTCTTCCTTTTCATCTTTAATGATTGACCTGGCGATCCAATAGTTCCTCTCCTCAAGACTAACCTCCGACTTCAGGCGAGCAACCGACATGCCCAGCAACTCGCCAAGGTCGAACCACACCATAACATCAGGGCAGTCCCTTAGTTTTTTTCCGCATCCTCAATCGATGTCACCGCAGTCATTGCCGCAGCAACTCTGCGAGTGGTCTCAATAAACCCCTTCTCCATCAACGCCTGTGCATCAGCATTACTGAAGAGCCTGACACCATTACTGTCGAGCGCCTTCAGCACAATCACCTGGGCATTGCTTCGCGGGCCAGTAGCCTCAACACCAATTTCACGATTGACCGTATCCCATTCCTCGCCTGTCAGGGGTTTATAATACAGCGTCTCCTCCCACTCCGGAACCTCAATCTTGCGAGTTCCCATCCCGTCATATTTCTGAACAATCTTGTCAATCAGTCGCATCATTTACCCTTTATTAGTTATTCATTAAACAAACGTTAAACGCATCCAGCCAAAGGAGCACCCTTACGGGAACACGCCCTCGGTATAAGCCCCGGAAACCTGCATTACAATGGTCTTTGTCATAACACTCTTTTTATCATAAGACTCCTTACCGATACTCTTCACAAACAACGACCCGGTGATTTTTATATTCCCGGCAGTGGTGCCTTCCCGAGCAAGCGTAAAGAGCGTACTCGTTTTCCCCGAAAATGCAGTCCCCAAAGCAACCTGTCCGTTCGTATCCGTTTTATCAACCTCGACCACAATCGTAATCGTTGAGTTTTGCCGATCAGCCACGATAAAGATCGGTGGATCCTCGTCAATAATATCAGTAAGTACCATATTAAAATCACCTGGATCCCACTCAATAGACCGAATGCCTTTCAGGTAGTTCGGAGTGGCCCCAATCCCAAATTTTGCACTTTTACCAAGCAGACTTCCGTTCGCCATAGTTACTCCTTATCAGTTGTTATCGTTAAACTCTTCATCTGTATTTTGTTCACTTCAATCTTCGGCACGGGATACGACCACCCGAGAGTAAGCAGCCGATCAACGTGACCAGGCAGATTAGACCACACCTCCTCCTCAACTCCATCCGGATTGACCATCGTCACAAAACTGTCTTTTTCTTCTTCGGCCATTCTTCCCTCCTTATGATTTACAAAGCCGTTTCAGCGGCACCATCCATTGTTTGATACTCAACATCATACTGCACCGTCAACCGGGTATGGCGCACCGCCGTTGAGGTCACATACTCCCTGCTGCATCCACGGTAAAGCACCGAAAGCGCAAGCCCTGCAACGTACCGGCCCGCACTATAATCGCCATACAGCGCAGCCTCAATATCCGCAAGCACCTTGGTTGACACATCAAAATCATCACCTTCAACACAAACCAGCACAGTCAGCCGAACCACCTTTATCGTCGCCGATATCGACCCTTCACCAGCAAGCTCTTCACCAAGCGAAACACTCAAACCCGGCATTGTCGCCGTTGTTACCGGATGCTCACTCGACCGGTAAACCCTGCTCCCCGTGGCCGACAGACCCGTAAGATCACTCACAACCCGATCAAGAATCTGCTTCTGTACATGGCTCATCAGACAACCCTTATCGTTTGAGTTTTAACCGAAAAAAGCAACCCGTATGTCCACGACCCTTTCTGCTCCTCAACATAATCGTCCCTTATCAACTCAATCCCGTCAACACACCCTGCAGGCTTATACCCAATCACCCTGAGCGCACAAAGGTCAAGCAGCTCATAAATTCCGGCTCCCGAGTTCCTGTCCTGCAACGACTTCGAAAACACAAGCACCTCATACACCATCACCCGGTCTTGCACCGACACCGCCCCGACATCACGACGAGCGGAGTACGTTGACCCCGTGTACCGAACCACCACCGCACCACTTTCCGCCAGCGTCAGCAACAACTGGTCACTTGGCTGTTTCGGGTAACTCTCAATCTTCACCGGCACCGCCTCAACCGAATTATCCGTCTTGCGCATCAGCCGTACCAGGGCAGGCACCCCTGCAATCGTCGCGCCCAGCCGATCTTTCAGCGCCTCCTCTATGTCAACAATCACACTCACTTCGCCGACGGAGCAAAATTAATCCAGGCTCCTTCAGGAATATCAGCCTTCGCAGGCGTCCACTTCGTCTTGTCCGGAGAGGGCAGCCATATCGGCCAATCCTTCACCGTTTTGCCGAGGCGAGCAACACTGGTCGTTTCACCAGGCGCAACAAGAACTCTTGATTCACCACACCCATCAAGCATCAGGATGCTTGCCAGGCAGAGGCACATCAGCCATCCCCGACCCCTTAACCGTTGCATCAAACTCATCATCAGCTTTCCCTCGTTCTGGCGCATTAAGCAATTCATCACTCATAATTGACCGCACTGCCGCACGAAACAGCGGCAATACGGACGGAGACATCACAGCGCCAAGCAACATCTCAAGCACCTTCACCAGCAACGCCATCACTATTTGGCGTTCTTCGCGTTCCCGATATTGACCGCCAGCCAACTCACCAGTTTCTTCACATACCACAGCGGCGTATTTTCCGCCGGAGTTGGCACCAGTGCGTCAACAATAGACGCCGCAGCAATCACCACAGCAGGCACAATCACCGCTCCAGTAGGGCCAAACTTTGCAATCAAACTTCCAATATCCATCACGTTTCTCCGTTTATTGTTTTTTTTAATTCTCAACCAACAATCTCGAAATGCACAAGATCATTAAAAGTGTTATCCTTGACCTGTGTATCCTGATCCCAATCACCACCCCAACGAATCGGGATAGACATCATCGCAGCAACACCAAGCACAAACCCGGCAAACATGCTAATGCGTCGAGTATCTTCCCAGTCAATCGGCTTCTCCGGTCGATCAAAAGGCCCCACATCAATCGCTTTACTTGGAAGTGAGTTGTGTTTGCTTTTCGGAAACGGAGTCTTCGAGTTTCCGGCTTTAACCGCAGCCGTCTGCTCAGCCTCACCACGGTGGCCACAAAGCACCACACAATCAAAATGTTTCACGACCTCACCAAAAAGACGCTGCAACCGATCATCACAAGTCGCCAGCTTTTCCGCTGATACCTTCCCAAAACTTCCCATACCTTAAAATCTCCCTTTCGTTATTGCGAAAAACATCGTTTAATCTCGTTGAGTGGGCGTTTAGCAAGCAAAAACTAAGCTCCGGACGTCTATCGATACCTTTTTTGTAAACAAGTCGCTTAGAAAGCCTTTATTGCGATAAATCATAATCCACTCCCGAAAGCAGCGCATCATCATCGACAAGCCTGCCCATAAACCCTTGCCCAAACCTTTTTCTCGTATAATTCACCTTTGGCCCTTGCGCCTCAGCCACCGTGTCCGTTCCTGCGTCAATCCGGAACGTGTTCGCCGTTATCGCCTTCAGCTTATCCGCCAACCGACGGTAAAACTGCGTCATCGAATCACTCACATCATCACCGACACGGCGCACCAGCAAATAGTACTTGGTCAACTGCGCCGTCAGCTCCACAATCTCATCCGGAACAGGACTGAACGGCACCGTATACAAACCACGGCAATACAGGTGCACATCCGTTACGGCTGACTGGTTGCACGCCTCAAGGTTCGAGAGCGCTAACGTGTCAAGCGTCCCTGTATTGTAATCGTCACAACACTGGATAATGGTCTGCAAGGGCATAACCCCCTGCAGATACGTCAGATCACAGTACAACATCAAATCCCCTCAATGGTTACCTCAACAGCATCATCCTTCACAATCGTCTCCCTGATGTGCAGTGTCAGCGCCTCGGCAACATCTCCACCTTCAGGCACATCGACATAACTCCGCGTTAACTCTTGCTCAACTCCATTCTGCACATCAACCCACACCCGGAGAGTATCCCCGAATGGTTCCGTCTTTACCACCTTTCCATAATAGCCCATAACGCTCCTATGCTGATCGTTTTGCCCCACCCGCAGTAATCCGCACATCCGTCACCGCAGCAGACAACTGTACCGTCCAGTTATTATTCGCCGTTGTCTGAATTATCGGTATGTCCGACAAGTCAACAATCAACGTCTTCGATGCTTCCAGATTGAGCGACAACAGCACACCGCCTCCCGTTGATGGCCTGATATCAACTCTGACTGCCGTCGCGCTGGTATTCGTGAACACCAGCCACGATATATCAAGGTAAATGCCTGCACCAGCCGCCGTCAAGATCGTCGTCTCCGTGGTTGTCGTCAGCGTTACCGTGGATTGCGAAATCAAGGCCCGGCACGCAAGAGGCACCGTTACCAGCTTGCCAAGCTGGTCACAGTATGCGTTTGCCCTGTCAAGAGCCGACACCACCACAGGATCAGCCGCATAAGCAATTCCCCCAACCTTTACCGGAGCGCCACTATCAACACCATCATGAGCCACATTGCCGACCACCGACGGATTTCCCGAAATCGCCACACTGGATATCAATGCATCAAGCGGCAGAGACGTCGTTAACGACCGCGCCTGACCTGTAGCAGTTCCCGACGTGTAAGCCGTCATCCGTATCCGCAGATACTTGTACGACACCGGAATAATCCAGAGCCCAGCCGCCGAAACCGTTGAGGTCAACGCACCGCCAGCGATAGGCACACCAACGACCGAGTAAAACGTCACGTTATCGAGCGACCCCTGAAACGTCAGTGTGCCCACAAATGCACCGCCAACCTGCAGCGTCACCTCACGAAAAACCGACACATCAACCGCCGCAATAAGATCCGCATTCAACGAGCCAGCAGTGAGGCCCGTTAGATCATTAATCGATGGCGCCACCGGCATCTGTGATGCCGACGGAATCCAGCGTGTACCCATATCATCAAGCGCCATCGTTTACCTCTCTTCGTTCATCATCATTAATACCATTATCCGAGCCTCACCCCTGGCAACACAGAAACCGATCGCACATTGAGCGCTTGCGAGTCTGTCCGCAGCTCAACCACCTGCTCATAAAAGTTACCGATCATCGTCATCGGGTACACCTTCAGCCCATTTTGAGTGGTCATCATCGAAAACATCTGTTTCGCACCACTTCTGAACGCATATATGCTGGAACAATCCGTGCTGGTTCCCTTGGTCTCTGTCTGCGGAATAACCTCCGTGCCATCATACTTGAAGCCCGCATGAACCACCGGGATGCCGTTAAAGGTATTGATAAGCCTGCCGTACTGGTCAACCGTTGTGTCGCACTCAGCCGAAGCAAACGAACTCAGCCGTGCCCATACCAAGCTGTTCATAATCAGGCACTGAGCGCCAAACGCCACACTCATAATCAACTGCTGCAACGCCTCTTTAAACTTCATCTGGCTCGACACCGCAGTGTTATCAATACCCGCAAACACCTGCATACCGTTCGTACCCATATTGGTCAGCGTCTGGCTGGCCGCAAGAGCCGCAACAGTTTTCTTTAGCCCGTTAAACTGAACCGGCGTCTGTGTTGCATCGCCAATAACCATAAACTCGTTGATATTGCGTCCAAGTGTAAGGCCAAAGGCCGCCAGCTCACGCTTCATCTCGCTTGGAATGTCTCCACCCTCCTCCTCATACCCTCGGTCAAGCCGAAGCGCCTTTCCAAGCGTCGTCAGGGAATAGTTGGCATACGCTGGCGTAGCAACAACTGGAGACGCGTAGTCCGAGCCAATTGTCCTGAAAGCCGCCTGCGTATCCACCGCAGTATCCTTGCGCACTTTCGCCGACCCGCCTGGCATATAAAAGAAATGGACATAATCCAGCAATGGAGCCGAAAGCCTCATATTATCAAGCACAAGCCGTGAAAGATCATCACTTGCCGATACCTCGTACAATAAACCCATAGTCGTGTTCCTTATAATCGTTAATTAAGCTACCGGCTACCGGCTCCCTGCCGTTGCCGCATCAAACTGAGCCTTCAATGTATCCATCACCGGATCGCCAGCAGGCACTGTGCCATCAGGAGCGCCTGCTTTCGTGGCAACCTCCTCAAACACAAGCTGCGGCTTGGCACCGGAAATCAGCTCTTTCAAAGCCTCAAAGCTTGTCTTCTCAACCTTCTTCCCGTCAACCTCAAACTGCCTTGGCTGTGCACCGCGCAAGTCAAGCAAGACGGCAGTAATCGTATCCTTGATCCTTGGGGTAACAACAGCGGCATGATCAGCACAAAAAGCCGCAATCTCACCCTGCACCCGCAACGCCTCAGCATCTGCCTGCTTCTGCAAGAGCAAGGCATTTTCTGCACGCAGCCGTTCCAACTCCTCTTTCTCTTCAACACTCATATCATTTTCAAATGACGGGTTAACTGATACCGGCCCATTATCCGCCTGAAGAAGATCAGGCGGCAAAGGCGTTTTAATAAAATCAATGATGTATGGCGGCAGAAACTTGTCGGCAGCATCAACGCCGTTCGTCTCAATCTCCCTGTCACGCAGCTTCTGGACCAACGATGAAACATCATCCATCCAGTTCTGCAACTGCCACTTCCAGCTTACCTCAAACACCTCATCAAGGTTGCTCAGGTCTTTTGACTCAAACTCAACCTCACTGATATAAACCGGCGGAACAGTGTCCGCAGCCTCAAAAGCAAGGCCAAGCCCTGAAACCGCCGGGTTATCCGTAATGCCGATATGCACAATCTCCCCAAGCTTTCCCAGCCCAATAGAGACCTTGTCAAATCCAGTCTTCTTCAGGCTTGCAATCCACTCCTTCGCAAAATCCGCAGGCTGTGCCGTCAGGTAAGTACGTCCATGCTCCTCAAACAGCTCAACACTCGACCGGTCAGTGTACCCAAGCACCGGCAGACTATTTTCAGGGTGACGGTAGGTGTACGGAATCTTCAGCGGGCTATACTCCTTCGTCGCAGCAAGCACCCCTTTCACCTTCTCCGGAGGCCATACCGGAGCCGCCTCATTCTTGTGCACCCCACTGGCAAATATCTTGTGTCGCTTAAAATTCATTGAAGCCTTGTGTTTATCGCTGAATAAATATTCACTCACAAGCAGGAACAAATCATCTCATCACCTGCTGAAAGAAGAAACATAGCACGCCAAAACGGCAAAAGCATAGCGTTACATTTCCAGGAATTCCTTGCAGGAAAAGCGTTTAAAGGAATTGCCTGATTGGCGGGTTACCTTGAACCAGTAACAAAAAACCAGATAACACATTATGAATCAATTCGGCTTTGGAGACTCAAACGGCTTGGCAGAACAACTCGGTATAGCCGTGCTCCTTTTCTTCTGTATGATTATTCTCGGCTCCATCCTGCTCTTCTACATCAAGAGCGAAAACAGGCGCTGGGAAAAGAGGGAAGCCTCAACAGCCGACGTCTACAAAAGCATCATAGCGCAGACTGCGGCCAGTCAAGAGAAAGATTACCATCTGCTCAAACAGACCCTCGATGATAACCGCGAGCAAATCAGGGCAATGAGCCGACTCGTTGACCGCGTAAAGATGATGCAGGAACATTACGACAGTGCCTTCCGTGACCTTTTTTCAACACTCAAGGAGCACACCGCAAACCCTTGTTACCTCAAAGACATAAACAGACCGAAATGAGCATCCCCCGTGACATGAAACTTGGCAGGCTTGAAGCACTACGCCAGAACCTGAAGAGCCTTGAAGCTCAAGCCGCAAACTCTCTCTTGATCATCCAGATGAAAGCCGACGGATACCGAAAAGACCTCAGCACCCTTGACGTTGAAAACCTCCACCAGGCAGCAACCGACCTCAAACAAGCCGTACTGCTCCTGCGTGCAAACAAAAAGCTTGCCGACGAACTCAGTGAAGAACTCTACGGTTAATGGCAAAGAAGAACGAACACTACGCTGAAGCCGAACGGCTCTACGTGCAGGAACACCTCGGGCAGGCCGACATATCCGATCGCCTTGGCATCTCCGAGCGTACCATCCGCTACTGGGCGCAAGAAGGGAGCTGGGCCGAACGCAGAGGGAACTTTGCAGAAGCCACCGGCAAGACACACGAGAAGCTCTTCAAGCTCATCCAGTCGCTCACCGACAAAGCAATCCAGAGCGCCGAGAGCGGGGAAGAACCCAGCCAAAGCCAGCTCTACTTCATAGCCAAAATGGCCCCGCTGCTGCTGAAGCTGCAAGGCTACGAAGAGGCTGCACAGCCAGTAAAACAAGACGAAGTCGATAAAGCAAAAACTGCCAAACACCTTGAAGATATGATGGGAGAAATGCAAAAAACCTTAATGCAACTCGGCCTTGGTTAAAAAACCTCTACATCCAGACGAACTGCCAACAAACGCCACTATCGTCGAAGATAAGGTTTTCATGCCTTACCAGATCCAAGTGGTCAACGACGAACACATCGCGCAACTTGTTGAAAAAGGAAGGCAGGAAGGCCTGAGCTGGGCGCTCGCATACAAGTCCTACAAACGGAGCGGTAAAGAAGGCCGCTACCCAACCTTCTTCGCAACCAAGACACGCATCCTCGCCAAGCAATTCATCAACGACTGCGGCGCTTGGGCAAAACTCGCCCGGCTCATCAAAAGCACGGTCGATGCCACCTACGAAGACCAGATCAAGATCTTCAACGACAAAACCGAAGAAGAAGAGACCGTCAACACCTACAACATCCGCTTCCCCAACAAAATGGAAGTGACGGCCCTCTCCAGCAACGCCGACGCCATGAGAGGATGGAGAGGGTACAAAATCGCGGATGAGTTCGCTTTACACAAACAACAGCAGGAAATGCTTGATGCTATTCTCCCATCAAGGATGTGGCGCTTTCCATTTACTTTCTGCAGCACTCATAAAGGTGTTGGTAGCGAGTTCAACAAGCTGATCAAAAAGTACCGGCATGGCGATCTCGGGGCAGACTGGAGTCTGATCAGTATACCAATTCAAAGAGCGGTAGAGGAAGGACTGCTTGAGAAGATCTATAAGCGTCCTTTCAGTAACGATGAACGACAAGCTTGGTTGCAAAACTTAGAACGAGAAGAAGGCGTCAATCGCTGGAATCAGGAGTATTGCTGTAAAGCAGAAGACGAAGCTGGATCATTCTTCTCTTACGACCTTATCATCTCCTGCGAAATGGAGGACATCCTCTATGACGAAGTCAAAAAGTTCAAAGGTGAGTCGCAGTCCCAAGAAGCTAAAGCTTGGTTCGACGGTATTGCTAATAAAATCCTGCAGCATGGAACCGGAGTCTTTTACCTCGGCATGGATATTGGGCGCGACGTTAATTATACGGTTCTTTGCCTGATAGAGGAGGTTGTCGGTATAAAGTTTGTCCGGGCGATAGCCGCCCTTGATCAAATGCCATTTACCGTCCAGCAAGCTTGCGCACGGTCATTGATCAAAACTCCACGTTTTCGCCGGGCTTGTGTTGATAATCGTGGTATGGGTCGAGAGACTGTTGATCGGCTTCAGAATGGTGGTGATGGTGTTCAAGGTTTCGGCGAATACATTGTTGAGAAAATTGACTTCAGTCTGCTCATCAAAGAGAAAATAGCCTATGCAATCCTCCGCTCTTTGACTGACAAAACACTGAAACTCCCGATTAATGATACAATTCGTGACGACTTCCATAGTATTCGGAAGGAGACCTCTGACTCCGGAAACGTCCGATACGTAGCGAAAAAGAACGACACCGATCCAAACAGTCACGGCGATTACTATACCGCTGTTGGACTTGCGCATAACGCCGCCGGCACCGTCTTTCCCGAAATCCTTGGCTCCATAAAAACGCCAGGCAACGAGCCAATCCAACCCCGAACCAGCCGCCTCGACACCGTGCTCAACGGCTTTGAAGGCCGCTTCCCACACGCAACCATGAGACTCTATTGATATGCCCAGAACAATAACACCACAGGTCATACAGGATGAAGTAGCCATCCGCAGCCTCGCCGAAGGGCTCCTGCAGGTCACACGCCTGCTGCCGCACCCCAGCAAAGTGCTGCAGAACATCTGCAAAACCGTCGCCGTCTTCGAGACCACCCTCAAACAGCCCGACATTGCAGCCGTAGCAAGGCGGTACCGTGACGGCATCTGCAAACTGGAATGGGATATCTCCCGCGTCACCCAGCGAGGCGAGCGTGCCGCCTTCTTCAAATCCGTCTGCCGCGACATAAATCTTCCAACCATCATCCCCGCAGCCGTCAGCGCCAGAGACTTCGGGTACACCGTCCTCGAAGCAAAATGGGCAAAAGTGGGAGGCTACTCCGTTATCATCGACCTGGTAGAAAAACCCCGAGAATGGTTCCGCTTCGACCAGGAGAATAAACTGGTACTGATTACCCGAGCCAACCCGCAAGGGCTGCCAGTGGAAGAAAACTGGCCCAGAAAGTTCATAGTAGTCCAGCACGAAGCCAGCTACAAAAACCCCTACGGCTCCGGCCTGCTCGACGAAGCATACTGGTACAGCAAAGGCCTCGCCGCAAACTTCGAATACCACCTTGGATTCCTTGAAGACGATGGCCGCGATCCATGGATAGGCTTTGTTCCACCCGGCAGCAGCAACGACTACAAAGACAAAGTAGAAGCCGCCCTGCGCCTGCTCCGCAACGCCGTCGTTGCCGTCATCGAAGAAGGCACCCGCGTTGAAAAGGTTGAAAACAAAGGCCGCCAAAGCACCTCCGACGCCTACGAAATCTTTAAAAAGAGTTGCCGCAGCACCATCAATATGCTCTGGCTCGGCAGCGACCTTGCCGCATCAAACACCGGATCAGGAGCCTACGCCAGCAGCAAGAGCGGGCAAGAGATAGCCGAAGAAGCCATAGACTCCGGTAAAAAACTCGCTGAAAATGCTCTCAACACCGCCATCCGATGGATGAGCGAAGTAAACGCCGTTCCCGGAAACGATGATGAAGAGATAGAGTTTGTGCTTTTCAAATCCCCAAAGAACGACAAAGAACAAGCCGAAATAGACGAAATCTACAGCCGCGCCACTGGCCGAAAACCAAGCTGGCAGCTCATGGCAAAACGAGGCTACGAAGAAGGCGACTTCGACGAAGCCGCGCCGATCAGCGCCCAGGGACTGACGCAACCCGTCGATAGCCGGTCGCCGAGTAGCGCCAACGGCGCGTATCGAGGCGCAACCTTCGAAAGCGGCTACAACCTCCAGCCCCTCCTCAGCGCAGCCGAGGCCTTAAAAAAAAAGTACTGACGGCCACTGAACACGAACTTCTCAACCCGAAGCCCGATAAAGCCTTCATTACTGCCTGGTCAACAAGCCTTGAACAAGCGTTAAATGAAGCCTGGAGTAACGGCTATCGTGATTATTCCGCCAAAATATCCGCCATTGAAGCCAAAGAAAGCGGCGCTACCTTTGAAGCGCTCAACCTGCCTCTCAGCTTCGGCAACAAAGACGCAGCGGCTTTTCACCGCTTCAAAGGATTCACCAGTGCCGTCATTACCGACAGTGAACTTTCCGATGCCGTCAAAGAGAGCCTGGCTAACGCGCTCGAAACCGGCCAAAGCCTCAGCGAGTGGCGCAAAGATGCCGCTACCATCTTTGACCACTATGGCGTTACCCGTCTTAACTCGTTCAAGGCAGAGACGATATACCGCAACGAAACCGCAATGGCTTATGGTGCCGCAGAATTCGCAAAACTACAGGATTCTTCTGTTCGGTTCCCATACTGGGAGTACTCAACCGCCAAAGACGAGCGGGTACGGCCAAGCCACAGAATCCTTGAAGGCAAGATTTTCTCTGTCTCCGACAGCCAGTACTACCCGCCACTTGGCTTCAATTGCCGCTGTGTCGCTATCCCGATCAGCCAACGACAAGCTGAAAGGAAGGGCATTATAAAGCCCGATACCGTAACGCCCGAAATGCGCTCACAGCTTGCCGACGCTGAATTCATTGGCGACAAGGTCGGGAACTTCGCCGACTGGCTCGTGGTAAAAATGCAAACCATCAGCGCCGACGCCGTACAACTTATTCTTGAAGAACTGCAAACCATCATTGATTCCATGGCCCTTGATAACACAACTCCGGACAACACCTTATGACCGACATCACCGCAACACTCCGCCAGCGAAGCGCCGATCAGGCCGCAATGACCACCCTCATGCTGAAAATAAAGGCCGAAGAGGTACGGTATAGCGCTATTGAATCCCTCGGCAAAAAGAACGAAAAAGAGGCATTAACCGAAGCAACCCGATACCTCACCAAAGCATCCAGTGCCGAAATCATCGAAGCGCTGCGAGAGATCGAGAGCATCAAAGGCAAGAAATACACCGGAGAACCACCCTTTGCAGGCATAGACGAAACCCTCCAGCAGGGAGGCATCACCAAAGCAGAACTCCCCGAATGGCTCTCACTCTGCAAAAAAACAACCTTCTGCAGCGGCCACCGCTACCAGCCCCTTCCCAGTCACGACGAAGCCTGGCAAGCCTACAGTAAAGTACATGCAGAAACCTACCTGAAACGCCTTGCTGCCGAGACCGTCAAGTACCGGACAAGCACCGTTAAACTGCTCGACAACGAAGTGATACAAGCCGCTGAATGGGGATTCTGGGACGACATGAGCGCCAACCTTAAGCGCCGTCTCTTCCTGCTCTTACCGCCCGAAAAACAGCGATCAATCCGCAACCGCGAACTCCCTCCGGAACAGGCAATGCAGGAGACCCGCGCCCACTACGATAAAATGATGGAGGTATTTCAATGAGCGGCTACAAGGACTTTATCAGCGTCAGGATTATCGGGCTCGATGAAGCCGTTGCCCTGCTGAATGCTTTGCCCGAAACCGTTGATACCGCCCTGCACGACACAAAAACACTCGGCGAAATTGGCACACAACTCCTTGCCAGCGGCCGAAGAACCATTGCCGAAGGAGGCCGACCAACGCCATACAAGCCACTTTCTGCCCGAACCATTGCCCGCAAGAAAAGCAGCACGCCACTGATCAATAAAGGCACCCTGCGCCAAAGCCTCAATTATGATGTAGAAGGCGGCGCTCTCTACTTGACCAGTGTAGGCTACCTCAAATACCATCAGTTCGAAGAAGGGCGCACCAAAGCACGCTTTCCTGCCAGGCCCGTCTGGGGAGTGCAGGACGAAGATAACGCTGAAATTACAGATATCATTGTTGCAGGAATACAGCGGATTTTGTAAGATGGAGAAATAACTCCTTCACAAAACCCCGGAAAATGCCATACAACAACGAACTGCTTGATTTTCTCGCGTCCGAACATGGTGACCACATAGCACAATCCGTACAAGAAAACTTTGGAGGGCAAGACATCTACATCCGCATCAAGCCCGACACCAAACAAGCCTACATTACCGAATGGTACGGAAAAAAGAGCATCCGGGAACTCAGCCGTGACCTCGGGTGCTCTATGCGCACCATCCGCCACCGCATCAACATGCCAGCCGTCAAAGGGCAGCAATCGCTGTTCTGATAAACAAAAATTTTACGCAATGTATATTTGTGATAAATGCGGTGCACGGATTCTCGATACCTCAAAGTTTTGCCCTCAGTGTGGTGATCCTGTAACAGAAGACGATATAATTACTGATGCTTCATTAAATACAGGAGTATCAGTAGTCAAAATCTCCTTTGGGTATAGTTCATCACCAAACTATGCAATAGCTATCGATATATGCAAGAAAATACCATCCTATCAGCAGTCCGGTGAAGGCAATAAAGTATTTCATGTTATAACATTACCAATAACAGAGATTGAACTCCTCATCAATATTTTTGAGCTTGTTGGTAGCTGGAAATCCTCAAAGATGCTTGTTGATGGTCATAGCTCAACAAAAAAAGATCTCGTTTATAAGGGGCCTGGTTGTTTTCGTAATAGGCAAAAATCTTTTAACCCAGAGCAGTACTGTTTTGGTGAACGATGGTTTGAAGCTAACATTTGGGGATGTAAGCGGTTAAATATGCCGATTAATGATTACGGTGGGGGATGTTTTAGTTGTGGAAATTTTAATAGATACGGTGTATGGGTGCTTGATAAGGTTAAAATAAAACATGAACTCGAACTTGGAATTCAAGAAAATCAGCATTGTCCTGTGCTGAATCGAGCAGCTATAATGGAGACTCTGGATAAGCTCCCTGAAAATATTGACCCAAAAACAGACGATAATTGGGTTTACAAAACAACCCAATTATTTAAAGATGGAGAGTATACAAATATAGCAACAGGCATAGAGCCTGTTATTAATAAAGTTGATACCTATGTGATCGGGACATACAAACCAATATGGGAATCTGAAGAAGAAAACCTTGTTACTACTGAAACTCAAAAAAATAAGCAATCAACTAAAAACTTACCAGTATTACCTACAACACCACAAAAAGCCACTCAACAACCTGAAAGTAACTCAATATGGGTATTTTTGTGGGCTTTTATAGGAATTATTACCGCTATTTGTGCCGGTATTGTTATGTCATCTAAATAATCCTTTTACAAAAAAAAAGCCCGGCTCATCACAGGGCTCGTTAACAGAAATAATAAATCACTTCATTGTCAGTACCGTGTTGAAGTCTTTCAGGAAGGCATCAGCCTCTTTTGTTGTCAAATCAGTGTTAAACCCTTCCAGAGAAAATGAATTAACTCTTTTCTTTTTAAGGGAATTAATCAGATCCTTGTTTTTATCAAACTCCCCTGATAAATATCCATAGAAGTTCAAACCATCCAGAACCATACTTATGATCCGTGTTGATCGCTTACTGTAGGCAAAGGTTTGCCCATCATCAAACTTGATAACAATTCTTTCTTTATTGACGTTATCCAAACTCTGAGTAACCTTTCCATTAAGTTCAAACTCAAATCTTTCTCCATCTTCACCTATTTTTCTCTTAAAAAACAGAGCCTTTTTTGTAAACCCATCAATCTCTGTCTCCGGTGTACTTATCCATACCTGATTGATTCCAGGATTACCTTGAAAAACCCTTGATATCTTTGCGCTATCAGCAATCTCTACAGGAGTATCCTGCTTTTGGACACATCCGTAAGTGACCAGTATCAATAAACACACTATCAGTTTTCTCATTGTTCTCCGTCATGTTTTAGTTGAGAATACCGCATAATACGAAATCCCACACAATACACCACCTACACACCAACACCCTTCTGCCGGGCCTGAAACAGCATCTCCTCAAGCGCCCGCTTGATAGCGCTCACCCGGTCACGCTCAATCCACTCCGGAGTGCCGACATTGAACCGATTCTTCAGCCAATCGTGATAAGCCGCAATCGCATCCCGCCGATTATCCTTCCACGTCACCTGCATCCACATCGCCTCAAGCATCCGAAGCTGCTTCACCGTCGCCATTGTCCCCGACCGGCCAGCCAAATCAGCATACGTCTTCGCCTTGAACTGCGCCTTCTCCGGTATCCTGTCAACCATCTTCTGCAAAAAGTCACACACCGCCCGCGCATCAAGAATCGTGAGGTTGACACAGCTCTCTACCCCATACCCAGACAGCAAAGCCCGGTACTGATCCTCAGAGATCCCCGACAACCCCTGCAACGTCTTGATCCGCCTCACCAGCATCGGCGGCAGGGTTACTTTCACTTGTTCAGCCATTGGTTAACCCTATAGATCGTTCAAAAAAGAAAACACCATCCCACGGACGAATTGCGACAATCCCAAAACCCATAGCAACCCTTATTTTATGCACTTCCGATAATCTTAAATCAAGCTGCATTAAATGAGTTCTGAACTGTTCAAGCTCAAACCCTCCCTTATAATGATTACAGTGTGCACATGCTGGGTGGAGATTTTCAAGATCATTATTTCCCGTCCTGTAATGAGGAATGATGTGGTCAACCTGCATCTGTTTTTGTGTTATCTCACGTCCACAGTACGCACAGTGTCCATTATATTTCCCGTACACCGCAACTCTATTAATCTTCATAACTACCATCATTTATCGTTTGTGCTCCCGGCAGGAATCGAACCTGCATTGACCCAATTCCACCACGGGAACAACTACCGTAGAGACAACGCATGCGTTGTCTCTACAATCCAACCACCACCATCAATACATCGTCTTCAAACTCTCAACCTTCGCCTTCATCCCGGCCTCAATATCCACAGGCCGAACATCCCCCGCCATCACCAGAAGCTCAACCATGGCAAGCATATTACCAACCTCCCGCCCCAGCCGCTCCTGATTTGTCAACTCCTGACCCTTCATCCTGTCCTTAATCCCGAACCTGATAATCTTGCTTGTGACGTGGATCACCTCCGAAGCCTCCTCAAACAAATGCACCAGATTCCGCTCCATATTCCGGTACTTCGGCGGCTTGATGGTCCGCTTGAACGCCGGATAACCCCTGTCCTGCATACTCCCCGGCTCCGACAACCTTTTCACCGCCTGAACCCTGGCCGAAACCGCCTCCATTTTGGTATCATAATACCCATGGAAAACCTGCTTCTTCCCCTGGTGCAAATACGCCCGCCACTTCCTCTTAGCCGGTGAAAACGAAACCCCTGCAACATTCTCCTTGTCCATCAACTCAATGACCAGCTCAGTAGACACCGGCAAACTCGCCTGCTCAATGTACGTCAGCGCCGCAGGCAGCTTCTTCGGCTTGCAAACCTTGACAAAAGCGGAATTATCATTCATAACTGATCTCCAGCTTTTTCGGCGTTACCATACCAAAATGGACTAAATACCTCCCCGATAACCGAGCCCCAATCCGTATAATCCAGCACCCCGAATCAATCACCACCTGCCCGATCCACAGCCGCACATCCATCCATACCGGTTCTATTAACTCCCAATACAGTTGGCAAAAAAAACCGAAATGCCACAGTAAGTACAGTAATCCTCCAACAATACCGATGCAGAGAACTACCGATACAATCTCCGCGCTATTATTCATGTTCAACACCCTCCATAAATTGAATTTCAACCGCCGTCCTGATCTTGTTCACCGTTTCCGGCCTCCTGAACAACTGCGTTAACGTCACCTGAGCCTCATAAGCATCCATCGGAAACGACACCATCAGCTCATCAACCAGCAGCTTCACCGCCTCTTTCAACTGCGTCTGCATTTTCATTGTATGGTCTCCTTATGTTTTTGGTATCCCTTGCAGTATCCGAAATGCGGCTCATACCCATAAACCTCTTCTCCAGCCTTCCGAAACGTCTGACCATAATGAGTAATCAGCGTCTTCACCCCGTCACCGCGCATCAGCTCAAGCTCACAGGGCATCTTTTTAGCTGCCAGTGTAGTCACGAAATGAATCATCTTTCCACACACAGGGCACACCACTTTCAACTGCACACCCCTGAAATCCTGCGCCCGACGCTTATTAAGAATCGCCTCAAGCTGCACCTGATCAACCATAGGTTCTGTCATTATTCTCTCCTCTTTATCGGATAAAGTTTCAAGCTCGATAAGTTTCCCTTCAACAAAAACGCTTATCATATCCCTTTCGCTTAAAATATTTTAACAGACTCCGCCGTTTCAGTAATCATCTTGTCACTCAGCTCCTCACCGCCCTTGATCCGCTGCAAAACATTGTACGTCAACGTCTCAAGGAATCGGGCCGACCCGCCGCAAGCCTTCAAAAAGTGCTTCGCATGCCCATTCAGCTCAGGGATTTCAGTCTCAACCAGCGCCAAAACATCACTGAGACCAAGGTCAGTGACCCGCTGGCGAATCTTGAACCGGTCAACCAGATACTCATGGCTCTTGCGGGCACGGGCAAGCATCGTGTAAAAATTCTCCTGGCCGATAAAGAGCAAACCGCACCCGCTCCAGTCATTGATCTGCCGTACCGCATCCAGAATTTCAAGGGATATATTTTCAGCCTCATCAATAATAATCAGGCTCTTGGCACCCTTCACCCGATCACAAATACTCACCTGCATCGCGTAAGCGCTCTTTTCCAGAGCATTCAGCGGCGCAGCAATCGCCCCGATCAACTGTGTCCGCGTCATAAAAGGAGACGTGCGCACATATATTACATTTCGGTTCGATGCAGCATACATCTCCGCCGCCGTCGTCTTTCCCCGGCCACCACTGCCCGTCAACAACCCCATCATTCCCTGCAACTGGCAGTTCTTGGCAACACTGAACACCGTGTTCGTCACCGACGTATTCACCCTGCGGAACTTCCGAGACACCCGGTTCCCCGAGAAAAACTGCTTCTGCAAAATCCGCTCAAGAGCCGACCGCAACGCAATTTCAAACGTCTTGTCCTCATGCTTCGAGTAAGTGCCCTTCAACCAGGTCGAAAGCGCCGCCGCCGAATACCCCGCCTCATCAGCAATCGACTTCTGCGACGCGCCACTTTGGCAAATCAGCTTGACCAGCCCCTGCACCTCCTCAACACTCATCGTCTGCACCGATTCCGCACCCGGAAGCATCTGTATTTGTGTAGTTTCACTCATTGTTGTATTGTTAAGGGTTACTGTTTATCAATGCTATGCTGTAACACGCCGGTTCATCTTCACCTGTGCACGGCGCCAACCGCGCACAGGCTCCGGCTCCAAAACACTTCCGCAACTGACCACCCGAGCCATTCGCCGATCAAAACAACCCCTGCAAAGCAGCTCCCCCTCAACCAAAAACTCCTTGCCATCAAACGAAGCCGCAAAAATCGGCTGACTCGTCTTCCTCCCGCACTCACTGCACTTAGCCTGCATTGTTTTTCCTCCTCTTTTTAAGTTCTCTCTCCTCCCTTATTGCCTCCCACAACGCCAGCACCCCAACAATGGCAAACACTATCATTCCTCCTCCATAATTACCGCTATAGCCGCACAGAGAAATTCAACGAAATCAGCCGCCTCGGTGAACTCTTTAAAAGTAAATCCAAGTCCTGCAGCGTTATTTTTTAGGCTCATCGAAACCACAGGCACTTTGGCGATTGTTTTGCTTGGATAAATGGTTATTACAAAAATCTCTTGAGGTACGATCCCGATCAAAGCATCTTTCGTATAAATGTCGATGCTTGATAACTCTTCATTAAACGTGTACTTCGTTACACAGTCAAATTGAGCTCTAATGCTTAGTTTCCTTGTAGTACTCATCTTCGTTATCTCCTTTTTTTTATTGTTTAAAACCCACTCTCAAGTTCCGCCTCTAACTCTTTATTCTCCATCTCGATTATTCGCATAGATAAGGCCAACTGCTGCTCCTCCGTCGTCACATACCCCCCATCCGTACCCGTCGCCTCATCTGCAATCGCCTTCCGGCCCTGCTCAATCTGACGCATCGACGGTACAACCTGAGCCTCTTGCGATGCAACTGCATCATAAAACCCTTGCCCAATAACCGTTTTAGCCATCTTTTTAGCAGCACTCTTCAATGCTCCCTGCTCATCAAGCGCATCCACAAGCCTCTTCTGATCATCAGCAGTACCAAGGTTTCGCGCTGATGGATGGTGCCCGCTCATCAAGTCGTCTTTTGCCTCGCAAAGAAAGGTCTCTCCGTACTCGTCGAACACAAAAACCCGGTCAGTTCCATACGTATCGAGCAAGTCATACCGCACCACAAACCGTTTCTCACCACTCCGGTACCCAAACAGTTCTGGAGCATAAAACTCACGGCCAAACAGCCTGATTTTACTGTTGTGCACCGTGCGGATTTCACCCGCCATCATCAAAAACATCAAGTCTTGATCGCTGATCAGCCGTTGCTCAAAATCTTTGGCATGCCGTACCCTCGCAATGGACTCTTCATAAACTTCAAGCGGTGTTCTTCCTGGATAAAAAGCGCTCTTCGTTGCCGGAGTGGTAGCATACTCCCTGATCCACTCCAAGAGCATCATATTCACCTCGGTCACTTCCGGAATTGCTCCGCCGGTCATTCGTTCCCGTAAATCACGATGAATCTTTTCGTTCCGGTGATCAGAAGCGACACGGTTCGGGATAGAGTTGCCCAAATAGGTCGGCATACGCTTTTCAAACTCGTGCATCGTGCCGAAATAGCGCTCGATAGGTTTGCTCTGGCCGTGATACGGCAGCGCATTCACACACTCAATAAATCCGTAAGGTTTCAGCCGTTCAAACAGCCCGATAAACTCCCGTTCACCGAAAATGTTGACCGCTTTCCGCTCTTTTTTGCCGAAATAACGAGAATTGAACGCCCGGCCATTATCTACATAGAGCTCTCTGGGAACAAAGCCGATGGTTTTGATCGCCCTCCGATAAGCTGATGCAATCACTGCCGTGTTCTCCGATGCAGCAAAATCCCACCCAACCGGCATTCCTGACCGAAAATCGAACACCAGAACCAGCGTCATACGCTTTGGCTTTCCGGATATTGGATCCCGCATCGTGAAGTTGAAGGTGTGCCCATCCGAAACAAGCTTGTCGCCAACTTCAATCTTGTCTCTGTCACGTCGCAGAGCAGGAATGTGCCGGTCATTCAACGCTTTTTCGCCATCACGCATCAAGTCGTGGAGATACGCATTCTCAATTGAGTGTTTCTTTACCCAGCGGGCAAGAGTTGCATCACTACTGCGAACAGGATAACCTTCCGCCTCAAGTTTCTTCCTGGCATAGGTAACAATTTCAGCATACGTCAGTGAGTTCGGATGCAAAGCAAACTCCATCAACGCTTCACTTTCGCGAATACTCACCATCATAATATCACGCCTTGCACCATACTTTGTGGCCAATCCGTAAGGATCACCTTCAGCCTTGTCAAGCTCCTTTTGCCACAAATCCAGCGTTTTCCAGGTAACATTACCAATAGCTTTCCACTCATCTTCCAACTCAAGAATTCTGCCTTGATTGAAACGTTCGCAAAACGCCTTTTTATTCTCAAGCAACCTTCCGTATTTGCAACGACCTATAAACTGCCGATACATTTTCAGTACCGAATTTCGTTTCAAAGCACGATCAGCATTATAATCCGTCACCTTCGACCGCTCACGAAAAGCAATATTCCGGGCTTCAATCTCTTCCGCTGTTTTCGGCTGCTCATTCGTCACAATCCGACGATATTCACGGATTCCATCAGGAGGCAACTCCGAGAAATAAATCTGGTACGGACGGCGGCCATCCTTGTCAATTTGTCGTATCCGTTTGAAGTAATTTCCTTTCAGGCAACGGTACTGAATGGTGTTCTTTTTCTGTCGTGATATTTGGGCGAACTGTTCAACACTTAACCAGCCCTCTTGGATTCGTAACTTGTTTATTTCTGAATCACTTATAGATTTCACCCAAGTATTTCCCGTTTGGGTGACTTTTTGGGCGATCTTTGGGTGACTTTCAGACCCTTGGGAGATGTGGATAATGTTGCTCATACCGCTTTACTGATGATACTTTTAGCTTCCAGGTATGCAGCGAACCGTAAACCAGACTGTAAAGCAGCAGCTTGAGTGTTCGGAAGCCCAAACGCAACATTGCACACAATCCCCCTTGTCTTGCTGTTCATCACGCACCAGCTACCGTGTAGCTTGACGACAACCCAGTTCTTCGGTAAATGCTCCATTTTCTTTCTCCGGCTTGTTACATCGCCCTTTTAAGGTTCTTTCTGAAGGTTTTAACAATCTGTTCACGCTCTGCCACCTTGCGGTTAAAGATCTCGGCAAAGGTTGGATTCGGGTCACTGGCCAAGAAAAGCGCCTTCTGAACACGGTCAACAGGCATATTCAGCTCATCGCTCATCTCTTTCAGGATTCCCCTGTATGGATGGCACCGCAAATTGACTTTCTTCATTTCTCTTGTCGTTTTATATATTTCGATTAACTTTCATGAGAAAAGTAATAAATATTATTACAACGACAAACAAATAATGTCATCTTTTTATGACAAATAATGTTTTCTCACAACGGTTACTGCTATTTTCAGAGGCGAAAGGATGGTCTAAGTCTACTTTAGGGAGGGCTTTAGATGTTAAACGACAAAATATAGGTAGGTATTTGACTGGAGAAGCTGATCCAAGAAAGATTGTAATAAAATTGATTCCACACGGTTTAAACCTTGAATGGTTCTTGACTGGAGAAGGGGAGATGTACGCCCAGAAAGAGGATGATCGTGAAGATGAGACAAAAAAGGAGCAGGAAAGCAATTCACCGACCGTTCACCAGGCAGTAAATGCCCAATTAACGCCCGCGCAACAAACGATAAACGGGCCACAGTTCAACACAAAGCTTGACGGTATTCACTACCGCGCAATTGTTGACACAGGCCGTGCAATGATAGCTATTGGCAGTAAAATGCTACCCGACAGCAGCATACAAGAAGGAGATCAACTCTTTATAGAAACAAACATCACACCACAACCCGGCGATTACATTCTCCGCAAAACCAGCGACGCGCCAGAAATTGCAAAATTCACCACCGGCGACCCACCCCCCATCGGTGTCGTCTACCAACTCATCCGCAACTATCGCCAAAAAGAATAGCCAACACCCAAGACAATACCCGCCCAGAGCTATCAGCGATCAACGCCCCACCCAACAGAAAAAACCATCATTACGGTTACCCCACCATTACGGTTACCCCACCATTACGGTTACCCCACCAATATGGTCCCCCACCGGCAAAACCCATCGCAAATTTCCTAAACCAAACAAAAAAACCGGCAAAAAACCGGCAGTTCAAGAAAACGCATATCCCGCTTTTCTTTTTCTCTATTCTATTTTTTTATAATGACATAAGAAACAATTTCTCAAACCACCCAATTTCCTAAACTGCCGGTCTCTTTATACCTGTCCTGAAAAAAGAAACTCAATCCCGTCAACGAGAGCGCTTTTTCCTTTTCCGTTTGTTCCGAGAAGCACAATGCTCCTGCCTTTTAGCTTGAACTCGTTCGCTGGTAGCCCACGAAAATGTTCAAACTTGATCATTCGGACATTTTCAATCATTCCTCAACTCCTCTTCTACAGGATCGTTTTTTGAAATGGCAGCAATAACTTCGTCTGCTGTGGGATCATCAGAATCCACCCATTCGACTAAAGCTGCCTTCGCAGCCTCGGAAAGTGTGGCATCCGCATTGAGTGCAGCGGTAAACTCCGTCTTGAGGTTCTCGAACAATTCTGATCTGATATCTTGATGCGGCGGCACCGTTTTTTCTGCTTCTTGCGGAGTCATGTCTTTGATATCTACATTCATTATAAATGCTGCTTAAAATCCAAAAACGTTCAAGCATGTCTTCGCGGTTATCAGTTCGTGAAGGAGTGTGCGGAAGAGGTCTTTGAGTTGCTCCAGTTGGTATCGATGAACAGCGAGCTTTCGTTCCAGCACCTTCGCCTGGGCTACAATTTCCTTCTGTTCCTCCAAACTCGGTTTTGGAACAGGAAAGCCTTTCAGCCGACTCGCGCTGATGTTGCTTTGGCTGATTGCCCTTGTGGCAATTGATTTCAGGCGGGCCTGAATCTCGTCAGTGTTGAAGTAGCTATTGAGGAAAAAGGGATCTAACTGCCTGTCGTTTGTTCGGAGCCGAATTAGATACGAAGCAAACAAGAATTCTCCTTCGATATCGAAAATCGCGGTCCGTCCTACAAGATCGAGGCTGTTGGTCCGGTTGAACAGAATATCACCTCGCTCGACCTTGAATTTTGCATAGTCAGCATCACTGATTTCAACGTATTGCAAATTGCGGTCAACGATTTGCCCGTCGACTTGATTCGTCATCCGGAGAATCGGATAGTTCCCCTCGGAATTTCCTTTAACCGACATTCCATACTGAGCGAGAGAAAGCATGTCGCCCAACTCTACCACCTCCCAACTTTCAGGCACAAGTCCAATCTCGGTTTGTTTTTGGGGTTCGTTGCGGAGGCCTTCGGTGAAGAGCTTGTGCATGATGGCCTTTTTCAGCTCGGTAGTGGTCTGAATGATCCGCTCCTCCATTTCGATCGCGCGCTGCACCATCGAAAGAATGTGTGCGATTTTTTTCTGTTCGGGGAGTGGTGGCAGCGGGAACCAAGAGGCAGTTACATCTGAGTCGCGCACTGCAGGATAACTCGCGCCGCGTTCTAAACCGGCCATCCGCGCGTTAAAGTGATCAGTGAGCAGAAACGAGTAAAGAAAACCCGGTTCCGTCTTTGTCAAGTCACACCGCAGAACGCAATAGCCGGTGCTTGCTATTGCACCGTCCAGTTCAGAAGGAACCAATGCGATTCGTTTGAGGGTCGGGCGGACTGTCGCAAACAGAACATCGTCGGTTTCAATCGCTTTTCTTGCTCTGCTTGGCGCTTCAGAGCCAAGTGTGGGAGTGGCTCCAGTGATTTTGAACGATGTGTTGGAAACGGCCGAAACATCGACGTATTGAAAAACCTCATCGGGTTTCTTTCGCGGATCGCGCTGCTTGGTTTTGACGACCGCTTTGCCAATGGTCGATTCCGTCCATGTATCGGGCAGCGGATATGGTTTGCTGTTCATCATTCGCGTCCTCCATCCTTATCCATCTGCTCCAGCAATCTACGGCCTTTTTCCGTGAGCCGGTATTTCTGGAGACGACTGGTTGGTTTTTCGGGTATGGTGCGATCGCTAAGATCAAAATTAGCAAGGATTTTCGAGTTCCCCAGCAGTCCAGTTGAGCCAATCAGACGAATCAGTACCACCACTGCGACTGGTAGGTTGACTGGTGCCATGACTGGTGTTCTGGCATCGCTGGTGAGGATGTAGCGGCTGGGGGTGATGAGCGGGAGAATGTAGTTCTTGTATTTCGGAGCATCCTTGGCTCCCCTGATAGAACAGGCTGCGGTCCAGATCCAGGACTCCAGGGATTTTCCGTTACCGTTATGATTTGCCATCAGGGTTCAATACCTTATTTTTCGACCGCATCATGCTCACAAAATGTTAATTATGCATGGGTTGCTTGTCGCAGCACCTGCTCAGCCCATCGATTAAGACTTAGTCCAGTATGCGCGGCTGCTTTGAGCGCTGCAGCATGAACCACAGGATTAACGCGCAGCATGAGACGTCCGGATGCGGGCTTTTCGGGTGCCTGACCTAATTTTTTACAGGCTGATACGTAATCATCCACCGCTTCATGGAATGCCTGGGTAAACTCAGCCACGGAATTTCCATGAAAGCTTATCAGGTCGTCTATGCCGAGCACGCGCCCGACCAGAATATTATCATCAGGATCAAAGTCAAGGCTGGCCGTATAACCAGCATAGGTCATCGTGTTTTTCATGGGATAATCTCCAGTTTTATCAAGAACTCACGCGCCACCTTGACGCGGTATTTAAGCGCCTCGCGTTGCGGATGCGGGCGGTGAAAATAGGCTCGTCGGCCATCCTTCTCGAAGGTCACCGACGACCCGCTCCCTTCCACCACATTGCAACCAACAGCTACCAGTAGCGCTTCGATATGATTCCACGGCAGATTGCCACATATCGGATCCGAGAATATCTTATCGAGAGTTTTGCGATGTTTATTATTCACAACAGTAATGAAAGCAATTTACAGCAAATGTGCAAGCAGTTCA